GAGCCAACAGGAATTAAACTTCCTTATATTGTAACCATTGAAGAAGGCACACGTGAAGTATTATCTATTAGACGTAATTATAAAACTAATGATCCTAAAAAAGAAAGAATACAATACTTTGTACATTTTAAATTTTTACCTGGTTTAGGTTTTTATGGATTTGGTTTAATTCATATGATTGGTGGATTGTCACGTACAGCTACTGCTGCATTGAGACAATTACTNGATGCTGGAACATTAGCAAATTTACCAGCTGGATTTAAACAAAGAGGAATTAAAGTTAGAGATGATGCACAACCAGTTCAACCTGGTGAATTTAGAGATGTAGATGCACCTGGTGGAAATATTAGAGATGCATTTATGATGTTACCATTTAAAGAACCATCAGCAACATTATTACAATTAATGGGTATTGTTGTACAAGCAGGTCAAAGATTTGCATCTATTGCGGATATGCAAGTTGGAGATTCTCAACAACAAGCTCCAGTTGGAACAACTGTTGCATTACTTGAACGTGGAAGCAGAACAATGTCTGCTATTCATAAACGATTATATGCAGCACTTAAAAATGAATTTAAATTATTAGCTTCAGTATTTAATTTATATTTACCTCCTACTTATCCTTATGATGTAGTNGGTGGACAAAGAGTAATTAAACAAACAGATTTTAATAATAACGTTGATATTATTCCAGTTGCAGATCCAAATATATTTTCACAAACTCAAAGGATTAGTNTAGCACAAACTCAATTACAAATGGCTCAATCTAATCCTCAAATCCATAACCTCTATGAAGCATATTATAAAATGTATGAAGCTCTAGGGGTTAGAGACATAGATAAAATTTTAAATGTACCACAGCAACCACAACCACAAGACCCTGCGCAAGAACATATATCTGCTTTAGCTGCACAACCATTCCAAGCATTTAGAGGACAAGATCATAGAGCTCACGTTACAGCTCATTTTAATTTTATGGAAACTAACTTTGCTAAAAATAATCCAATGTTAGTTGCTGCTTTACAAAAAAATATATTAGAACATATTTCTTTAATGGCAGTTGAACAAACTGATTTAGAATTTAAACAACGTACGCAAGAGATGCAACAGAAGATGCAACAGTTACAATCTAATCCACAGATAGCACAAAATCCTCAAGTAGTACAATTGATACAAATGCAAATGCAAAACTTACAAATGCAAATTGAATCTAGAAAAGCAATTCTTATTGCTGAAATGATGGATGAGTTTATGAAGGAAGAAAAACAAATATCAGGTGGTTATGGTAATGATCCATTAGCTCAACTTAAAGCTAGAGAACTTGATTTAGTAGCTCAAGATAATGAGAGGAAGAAAAAAGAAGGCCAAGAGAGAATTGATATTGAGAAAATGAAGGCTTTATTAAATCAACATAATACTCAAGAAAAACTTAAACAGAATGAAGAATTAACCGCTCTTAAAACAGGGGTTGATATAATTAAACAACATAAGGCTAATAATGACGCCCATTCTTTACATTTATTTAAAGTGGCTACTACCCCTAAAAAAGAATAGTATGTACAACCATTTAAAAAACAGCTATAAATAAACCAATGGTTAAAAATAAGATTAAAACTGTTATGCATGAATTCAAAGCTGGAAAATTGCATTCAGGAAAATCTAAAAAAATAGTTAAGAACCCAAAGCAAGCTATTGCAATAGCAATATCTGAAAGCAAAAGGTCAAAGAAAAAATAGGTAATTATATGGCTGATCCAAAAGGTAATGATAAAATTAGAGCAATAGCTCAAAAACATAAAAATAAAAAAATGCCAGAAGCTGTTGGCATGGGAAGAAAATTTATAGAAGATCCTGAAAAACATATCGGTGTTGCAATTGCTGAAGGTAAAAAAACAAAAGGATATGGACTTGAAGGTGAAAAAACTTATTCAACAGAAAATTCTTTAAGAGATCCAAATGCTCATGAAGTTGATCTACATGAATTTTTAAATGAAGATGGATATTCAAAAGGTGGTATTGATGTTGAAATGACAGGACCACAAGAAACAGCTGAAGAACAAGTACGTGGTCAAAGAAGAATGCTTCCTGACAAAAGACGTAAAGCNAAGTGGTTCTAAACCATGTTCGGCGCTTTAGCCCCAATAGCAAATATATTATTCTCAACTATTGAGAAATGNGTTCCTGATAAAGATTTACAAACTAAATTAAAGTTTGAAATTCAACAGCAGATGTTACAATCTCATGCTGAAGAATTTAAAGCGGCAGCTTCTATTGTAGAAGCAGAAGCTAAAGCTGGTCCTTTTACATCATCTTGGAGACCTTTATTGATGTATGTATTAATCTTTATAATAGTGTGGAATTATATATTAGGACCAATTATTAAGATATTCACAGGTACTATAATAAGTTTTGAATTACCTGGTGATGTATGGACTTTATTACAAATTGGCTTGGGTGGCTATGTTGTAGGTAGGTCTGGAGAATCTATTGCAAGAACTATTGCCAATAGACCAACAAACAACTATACTAATAATAATATTAGTGATAATAAATAAATAGGAGATATCATGAGAAACGATCACGGAATTAGAAACCATTTAAGAGGTGGTGGAATTGCAAAACGAGGATTAGGTCAAGCACTTAGAGGCGGCGGACTTGCTAAAAGAGGATTAGGTCAAGCACTTAAAGAAGGTGGTAAAGCTGATATTGCACAAGACAAAGCATTAATTAAAAAAGCTATTCACATGCATGATACACAAGAGCATAAAGGTGAACACACTGATTTATCTAAATTAAAAAAAGGTGGAATGGCTAAAGAAGAATCTAAAATGCATGAAGAAAAAGAATCTAAGAAAAAAGAAATGATGGAAGAATCTAAAATGAAAAAAGGTGGAAGAGTTAAAAGAAATTATGGAGGTGCATGCTAATGGCTGGTTTAGGAAAACATATTAAAGGTCATGGTGTTGCAAAAGTATTACATGATAAAGTTGCACATAAACCTCATAAAGATTTACAAAGTATCGGAGCTGGGCAAATGTCTGCTCCTGATATGACATCTCAAATTAATCCAGATTTAATGTCTCAAGCCGGCCCAGATATGTCTGGTCAAGCTTCTACTGCAGGTTCACCTTATATGGGTGGAATGTCTGTTGGTGGCGCAGGTGCACCAGCTGGTGGAATGCCAGGAATGAAAACTGGTGGAAGAGTTAAAAAACATAAGAGATAATTATGTCTGGAATTGGAAAACAATTTAAAGGTTCTGGAATTGCTAAAGTAGGTTTTCAATCAAAACATGAACAAGCAAGAGACCATTTAAAAAGTGGTGGATTAAGTTCTATTGGAAATTTAAGAATACCTAGAAATGTTAGAGGTAGATTAGATATGCTTGCTGATGGTGGTAAAGCATTAAAACCAATTGATAAAGAAAAAATCCAGGTCTTTCAAAACTTCCAACTGAAGTAAGACATAAAATGGGTTATATGAAAAAGGTGGAAGAGCTCATTATGCTGAAGGTTCTAAATGGATTCAAGGTGCTATTAAACACCCAGGTGCATTAAGAGCTTCATTACATGTTAAAGCTGGTGAAAAAATTCCAGCTAAAAAATTAGCAGCTGCTGCAAAGAAACCAGGAGTAATGGGAAAACGTGCAAGACTTGCTCAGACTCTAAAAGGATTTAAAAAATAATAAAGGTCATTATGTCAGATAATGATGATAATTCCAAAGTTTGGACTAAAGCATTTAGACTTTTAGGTACTAGTGATTTAACTGGTCAAGATAAAACAGATGCTTTTAAAAAATTATATGGTTTAAAAAAACGTATGGATTTAACTAAACCTATGAATCCAGAAGATATTAAAGAAGAAAAAGATGGTGGATTTATTACTAAAGGTCATGGTAAAGTAATGCACGATAGAATTAAACGTACTAAAAAATATTAATATGGCTGGAATTGGAATTCAAAACAGAGGAACAGGTATTGCTAAAATACAAAGAGCAGAAGGTGGTTCTGCTAGACCAGGATTATATGCCAATATTAATAGACGTAAAAAACTTGGTATAAGTAGACCTAAATCTAAATCAACAATATCTCCTGAATCATATAAAAATATGCAAGAAGGTTTTAAAGCAGCTGAAGGTGGTACACCAGCTTGGCAAAGAAAAGAAGGTAAAAATGAAGAAGGTGGATTAAATAAAAAAGGTATTGCATCTTATAGACGTGAACATCCAGGATCTCATTTATCAATGGCAGTTACAACTAAACCTAGTAAGTTGAAACCAGGTTCTAAATCTGCTAATAGACGTAAATCATTCTGTAGCAGAATGAAAGGGATGAAGGCTAAATTAACATCTGCTAAAACAGCTAGAGACCCTAATTCAAGAATTAATAAATCCCTAAGAAAGTGGAATTGTTAATATAAACAATAATAGAAAGGTAAATATGAATGATCCAATAGATGTAGCTTATAAACTACAACGTTTTATGAAAAGTCAATTAGAAAGTCTAACTATAGCTCTTACTTCTGGTGCAGTTGACAGTATGGAAGAATATAAGTATATATTAGGACAAATTCGTACATANGAATATATCTTACAGGAGATCTCTAACCTGCTAAACAAAAAGGAGCTAGTAAACGATGAAGAAAACATTATTAAACTCGACTGATGAACAGTCAAAAGAAATACCTAAAACCGTTCTTGGTTTAGAAGAAAAATACAAAGAAGCTGACGCTAAAACTGTAAGAGCTGAAAATATTACAGAATCTTTAATTGATAATTTACCTAACCCAAGTGGTTGGAGAATTTTAGTATTACCATTTACACCTAAAGATAAAACCAAAGGTGGAATTATATTTTCACAAGAATCTTTGGATAAATTAAGAATAGGAACTAATTGTGGTTATGTTCTTAAAATTGGTCCATTAGCTTATGCTGATAAGGAACGATATCCAACAGG